GAAAGAACCAGATGCAACGGAATTGCCAAAGCAAGAAGTTGATTTGGGTTATACGGATCATGAAGGTAAAAGAACTAATGATCAAGAAAAGGATCGTGGAACTGATATCTCTTATGAAAATGAACGTGAAACTAAATTAGAAGAAAAACCTGAAAAGGAAGAGTCTGAGGATTTAAAAGACTATTCTGATAAAGTTCAAAAACGTATAAAAAAACTTACCTTTCAAGTAAGAGAAGCTGAAAGAAAAGAAAAAGCAGCTTTAGAATATGCGAGAGGACTTAAGACTAAATATGAATCAGTTGAAAAGAAATTTGAAGAAACTGATACTAATTATCTTAAGGAGTACGAAGCTAGAGTAGATGCACAAAGAGAAAAAGTTAAAGGTGCACTACAAGATGCTATCGAATCTCAAGATGCTCAAAAAATAATGGAAGCAAACGATGCTCTCACAAAATTAGCAGTTGAGAAAGAGAAAGTTTCTATGTCTTTAGAAGACAGAGAAGCAAAAAAGAAACAATTAGAGTCAGAGCCAAAACCACAAAGTAATGACCCTTTAACAGAACAGCCAAAAATTAGTGCTAAAGCTCAAAAATGGGCAGAAGAGAATGAATGGTTTGGGACGGATAGAGTTCTTACTGGTGCTGCTATGAGTATTCATGAAGATTTACTACAGCAGGGTATTGAATCAGATTCTGATGAGTATTATAATCAAATAAACAAACGTATGTCGGATTATTTCCCTCAGAAGTTTGCCAATTCTTCTACTGAAGAAAAAACGCAGAAAGCTGCACCCGTCCAAAACGTAGCTTCTGTAAGTAGAAGATCAGGTGGACGCAAGTCTGTGAAACTCACCAAATCACAGGTAGTAATCGCTAAGAAATTAGGGGTGCCACTAGAGGAATACGCAAAATACGTGAAGGAAGGAGTATAAAATGGAAAAAGTTAAAACTTCACGCGAGTCTAGTACGAGAGAAAAATCAACTCGTAAAAAAGATTGGACTCCACCATCCAGTTTGGATGCGCCAGCTGCACCGCAGGGTTATGCACATAGGTGGATAAGAACTGCAACTGCAGGTTTTGATGATGCTGCGAATGTATCAAAGAAACTTAGAGAAGGTTGGGAATTTGTTAAGGCTGATACACTTTTAAGTGAAATTGGTCCAAATGAATATCCAGTTCTTCATGAAGGAAAACATGCTGGTTTAGTCGGAATTGGTGGCCTTGTGTTGGCAAGGATACCTTTGGAGATATTGAAGTCTCGTGCTGAGTATTTTAGAAAAATTACTCAAGATAGAACAGACGCGATAGACAGAGATCTTATGAAGGAACAACACCCGGACATGCCGATCAATATTGAGAGGCAGTCTAGAGTTACCTTTGGCGGTTCTCGTAAAAAATAATTTTTTTGCGATACCTACTTAAGTAGCTTGGATTAATAACAATAACAACGGAGAAAACAACTATGGCTAATGTTAGTGAAAAGTTTGGTCTAAGACCTTACAGAAAACTAGACGGTACACCATTAGTAGGTGCTCAAAACAGATACACGATTGCTAGTGGCTATGCAACTGCAATTTACCAAGGTGATTTAGTGGAACCACTAACATCTGGTAACATTCAGAAACATGGTGCTAACACATCAGATGCTGTTGTGGGCGTTTTTAACGGATGTTTTTACACAGATCCAACTACTCAAAAGCCAACTTTCAAAAACTTCTACCCTGGTGGAATTGCAGCAAGTGACATTACGGCATTTGTTATTGATGACCCAGACGCAGTGTTTTTGATTGATGCAGACGAGGCTTTTACTAGAGCAGATCTTTACAGAAACTACTCTGTTACAAACACTACTGGTGTTACAGCGACAGGAATATCAAAAGCTCAGTTAGACGTATCAGTATCTGGAACAGCAACTACTTTCGCAATTCAAGCGATTGATATTTGTCAAGATCCAGACAACTCAGATACAGCTAACGCGAATGCTAATGTTCTTGTTAGAATCAACAATCACTTCTACAGAAGTGGTACAGGCCTATAATAGATAAAGGAGAATAACTATGGCGATATCACGATCACAACTAGTTAAAGAACTAGAGCCAGGTTTGAATGCTTTATTCGG